TTGTCCATATAATAAGAGGCCGCTTCTCCAAAAGCCTACACCTCCTTTATACAAGATTTGCCCCCGACGTTTGCCGGGGGCTATTGAAAGGGAATCCCGTCCGGGGGCTATTGTTTGTTGTAGTTTGCCGAGGATATGCCCAGCACCGCGCCGAGGAACGTGTCAACGGCGGTGATAGTGCCGACTATCTCCTCAGGGTAGGGAAGGCTCCAAATACCCGCGAGGGCGAAATAGAGAGTGCCTATGGCGGGGAGCCAGATCAGGGCGATTGCCTTGAGAATGTCGTATACCTTGTTCGAGAGTTTCATGTTTTTTCCTCCTTTAGTTGTTGTGTGCTTCAAGCCTGTCCAGCCGGTGGTGGGCGCTTTTCGCGCTTTCTTCCACACGAGCCACGCGGAGGTCTATGGCCTCAATTTTGGTGGCCTGCGCCCGCATATCGAGTTTGATATCGTCCACGCCGCGCTTGATGTAGTCCACGTCCGATTTGAGCGCGGTATCAACGGCGGTGTCGTGTGTCGCCGCGTCAACCGCGTCCTTCCTCGCGGTCTTTATGTGACCAGCCAGCCCAGCAAAATGCCGCTCAAGCCTGTGACTATTGCCCATATCCATTCTTTGGTCATGGGTGCTCCTCCTTATTTTTTTAGTGTGCCTACATAGATTTTGCCGTCCACGGATACGGTAGCCTGTAACACCTCCGGCAGTTCCGTTTCCCCGGCGTTTGCATAGTCGCCCGCAAACCGCTGTATGGCCGCAATGGTGTTTTTACCGGCTATGCCGTCAGGGTCCCCCGCGTCATAGCCCAGGGCGTTAAGGGCGGTCTGTAATGCCTTGATATCGTCGCCCCGCATCATGGGGCTCGTCAGGGTTATGATCTTCCGCGCCTTTACCTCCTCCTTTTCTTCCTCCTGCTGGAGCAGGGCAAGCCGCCCCCAGTGCGTCCAGTTGCCATCGGACAGTTTGCGCTTGCATACGCCATCGTCGCGGCCTTTCGCCTCTATGGTGTAGCCGTCGCCGACGTATACGCCGACATGTACCATTTTCTTGCTGCTTTCGCTGTACTTGAATACGAGGTCGCCCGCACACATGGGGGTTTTCCCGGCGTAGCCCCTGTTTTCGCCGCACATACGGTAAAGCCCCTGGGCGTTGGTGTCGCCCTTCATCCAGTGCCTTATGTCGCTGATGTAGTGTACGATGAGGCCAGAACAGTCGAATGCGTAGAGAGGCCGTTTTTCGGCCTTCTCCATGAATTTCACGGCGCGGTTGTAATTCGTGTCGCTGGTTTCGCGCCGTTCTATCCATGCGTAGGGGTCGCTCATGCTGTCAACCTGCTGCCCCTGCGCACCCCAGACGTACATATCCCCCACATGGCTTTCGAGGTATTCTATAAAGCCTGTTACTCTGCTCATCTGCGTTTACCTGCCACCGCGAGGCCAAAGCCTATCAGGGAGAGGGGGATGGCATAGGCTATAATAGATATATCGCCGGTCTTGGGTATCACAACGGGATTTTTTGCAATGGGCTGTTCGGCGGGCTGTGCGGCGTTAAAATAGTAGGTCTTGCTCACAGTCCTGTTTTTCTGCATGGCGTTGTAGAGTTCTTCTGCCGTGGTGGCGTTTTCGTATGCCATGTCCTTGACGGTGACGCGGAGGGCGGCGGGCTGGTCGGTAACTATGCCGCTTAGGTAATATGTGCCAGCCTCCAATCTCAGGTCGTTTGTGTCCAGCTTTACGCCGTCCAGGTCGATTATAAGCTCCATGTCGGTCAGGTCGTAAAACCGGGGTATGCCCAGGTCCACTTTGAGCAAAAACAGCTCGTTGTTGACGTAGGTTTTGGATACCGCCTTGCCGGTCTGGTAGTCCAGCGCGGTTATATCCAGAGTTACGGGGTCTGCGGCGTAGGCTACGGTGCAGAGGCACAGCATGAGCATAACCGCGAGGATACAAGTGAGTTTCTTCATTTTGATTTTTTCCTTTCTTTGTTTTTGTTTTTTTAATTATGAAAAAAGAGCCGTGCGGCTCCTTATTCCGTGTATTCGCTCCATTTGGAGCTGCCCGCCTTGGGCTTGTAGACGGTGGATTTGATGTGCTGCTCGGTGCATTGCCACGTTTTGCCGTTGTAGGTCACTATGGTGCCTACTTCAATCACCGTGCCGTCCTCGATGTCGCCCCACGCGGGATAGGTCACGGTCTGCACCGCCCAATATGTGCCGAGGTTTTCGGCAGGTGGCTTGTTGCGGCTGTATTTAAGGGCGACATAGCCGCCTTCAACTGTGTCTCCGGCTATATAGCGGGTCTCGGCGTCCCACGGTGCGCCCTGCGTGGGGGTGGGGGTAAGCCCCGCCCGCGCCGCCGTCAGCACCTCTACAAGGTCGGTCTCGTGCGCCTCGATTTCCGCTTTACGCACGGCTACAAGCGCCATAAGTTCACCTCGCGTCATTCACATTCACCCCCAGCTCCGCAAGCGCGTCTATATAGTCCTGCGTGGTGGCTTGTGCCTCATGCTCCGTCCAGCTCTGGACTATCGCTTCGCCGCTGTCCTCCCACATTTCGGTATAATAAAAGCCCTCCTTCGAGGGCATGGGGGAACGGGTCACGGGCTTATAGCCCAGCTCCTTTATTGCCGTATCGTCATTGGTGGAGAGGTGCGCCCCTGCGGGGTGCGTCACACCATTGATTATAAGCGGCGATTGCAACTCAACCGGCAGGCGCAAGTATTCGGGATACTCACCTACCAGCTTGGCATAGCTTGTGTTTATCATCGTACCTCCTTTTCCTATATCAAATTGTGGTCAACTTCAGTTGTGGCATAAAATTCCCCCGAATAGCTGCACTAATATTTACATCGCTATTAACAGCGTGCGAATATGTTTTAGTTGTGTTCATGTCTTGGAATTTGACAACGGTTTGTCCATCAATAGTAATGGTTGCATAATAGCGAGTGTCACGCGCCCCTCCTATAGTAACACTCAAAATAATAGTATCTCCCGCATTCACTTCGTAAGTACCTGAACTTTTAACAACCGTGCCGTCCGGTAAAGTGATTGCAGAATACGAACTCACACTACCGCTAAAAGTACCTGATGCTGTGATAGTATACTTCTTCTTTCCCATTGCCATCATCCTGCGCCGTAAGGCAAACTGCAAGGGTATCATGCGCTTACAACCTCCTGCACCGCCCACACACCGTTGTATACGTCAAATTCGTAGGTCTTGCTTGCCTCTATTGCCGGAGCCTCGCCTAAATAGTTCGCCCCGCTCACAAATGACACCGCAACCGAGACCGCCGTGCTGAACGTGCCGTGCGCCCAGCCGGAAGCTGGCGGGGTAAACACGTATGTACCCACAGGAGAGGATACGTTATATATAGTGTTTGCCGTCAGCGCCGCGCCGCTGGCGGGGAGGGAGGTTTGCTGTGTGGGTGGCGCGACATAATCAGTGCCGGGAATAGCAGCTTCAAAGAATGAGCCGTCACTTTTTTTTATCATCGGATAATCAGTACGTTCGGACAAATCTACGGTCATTTGGACATACTGATTAAGCACGGCGAGAAGCGCAAGCGGCGATACATAATCGCCTACGCTTGTGTCGGTATCCATGTCTTCAGCTTCCGCCACTTTGCCGTCTACACCCTTGAGCAGGCCGTTAATGCTAGTCACTGTGTTAACCGTTATTTCGTTAGGACCAGCGGGACCCTGTTCGCCCGGTGTGCCGGGGTCGCCGGGGTCGCCTTTCGCTCCCGTATCACCCTGCGGGCCTTTGATGCTGGTGCTTACGGGATTATCCAGCCCACCATTGTTGCTCCATGAGATTATGCCATCGGAAGAGACAGCGGGGGTAAAGTAGGGGCCGGTATCTCCTTTTAGACCATCCGCGCCCTTGGGGCCTTGAATGCCCTGTGGACCTTGTTCGCCCGTATCGCCCGTCGCACCTTTTTCGCCTGTCGCGCCTTTTTCGCCCTGCGGGATGCCGAACTCAAAATCAAATACCTTTGCGGTGTCCGCGCCGCTTGCCGTTACCTTCACGGTGGCGGCGGCTCCGGCGGCGAGGGTGTTTGCCGTGGCGGTGGGCGTGCCAAACCCTGCGGCTGTGCCGGGGTCGCCTTTTGCGCCGGGGTCGCCCTTCGCTCCGGGGTCACCCTTGGCTCCCTGCTCTCCTTGTATGCCTTGCTCGCCTTGTATGCCCTGCAAGCCCTGCGGGCCTTCGGGGCCTTGGATACCCTGTTCGCCCTGTATACCCTGTTCGCCCTGTATACCCTGTTCGCCCTGTGGCCCCCGTATATTGATTGTGGCGGGGTTTTCCAGCCCGCCGTTGTTACTCCACGATAAATCGCCATCAGCGGTCACAGAGGGCGTATAGTGCGCTCCTGCGGGGCCTCGTTCTCCCTTGTCTCCGGGGTTGCCTATAAGCCCTTGTATACCCTGCTCACCTTTGGGAACGCCGAACTTAAAGGTGAACACTTTTGCGGTATCTGCGCCGGAAGCTGTCACCTCTACAGTAGCGGGGGTTCCCGCGTCAAGGGTGGTCGCCGTGGCAGTGGGTGTGCCGAATCCGGCGGCTGCGCCCGTGGGGCCTTGTTCGCCCCTTGCTCCCGTGTCGCCCTTCGCGCCGGGGTCGCCCTTGGGGCCCGTATCGCCTTTAGGGCCAGTGGGGCCTTGCTCACCTTTTGCGCCCTGCAAGGGGCCGTTGTTTACCCACTTGGAGTTTACGCCGTCCCAGATATATATATCATACGGTTCGCCCGCGCCCACGCCGTAAGCGTCGCCAGCGGAGGGGTTAGATACTCCGGCTTGTAATGCGGAGAGGGAAGCGTAATAGCCCAACACGGCAAATCCTTCGCCCGTATCGCCCTTGGCTCCCTGTGCGCCCTGTGGCCCCCTTATATTGACTGTGGCGGGGTTATCCAGCCCGCCGTCATTACTCCACGACAAATCGCCGTCAGCGGTCACAGAGGGCGTATAGTGCGCTCCTGCGGGGCCTCGTTCGCCTGTGGCTCCCGTATCGCCCTTGGGACCCGTGTCTCCCTTGTCTCCGGGGTCGCCTTTGGGGCCAGTGGGGCCCTGCTCACCTTTGGGGCCAGTGGGGCCCGTTTCTCCTGCGGCTCCCGTGTCGCCTTTATCGCCTTTCTTGCCTTCGGGGCCTTGGGGGCCGACGGGGCCTGGAGTGCCGTCCTGCCACGCCGAGCCGTTTGCGGTTCGAGTGAGTACCTGCCCTGGCGTTCCGCCCGCCGGCAATCCCCCGCCACCGGAACCGCCGCCACTCTGCGCCGCCTCGTTTATGGCCGCTACAAGGGTATTCTTGTCCGCGGTGGCCAGATCGTCCATGTCGCCGATTTTTGCAAGGATTTGTTCGTACTGCGTCAGGGATATATCCGGCAGTTCGCCATCCGCAGCGCCGAACGGCAGTACGTCAAACCATACCGGGCCCGCCGTCACGCGGCTGTCAGCCTTTATGCCGGATAGTTTCAGTTCCCAGCGTCCCGCAGTGAGGTTTATTCCCTGCGCCGCGGTGATTTCGCCGCTTGCGAGCTCCGCGGTTATGGTCTTATCTCCGCATACAAAATAGGCCGTGATAACGCGGCCCTTCCAGTCGGCGTCAAACGCAAATTTTGCAGTCAGATAGTTTATGCTGTCCGCTACCACAAGCGGTGTAC